AAGTTTATTAAGATAAACTTGAAGGGCGTTGACTAGTCCAACAGTAAATGAAGAAGATGATCCAATGCCACTGCGAGCAGGAAGATCACCATCATGAGAAATAGAAATCCCATTAGGCACCTGTAGATATTGTAAACATGCACGTACAGATGGATGTTCTATCTCATCAAATGTTCGCACACTTTCAATTTTAGAATAGATGACACGATTAATATAATCAAAGTAAGGTGGCAGTTGCTTCACACTGATATAGCAATAGTTTGCCATAGCAGCAGAAACTAATTTAGTTTCATGTGAAGCAAACCACGAAGGGTAATCTGCACCGCCACCAAACAATGATAACCGATACGGAGTTTTAGAAATTATCATTCAAAGTTTTTAGGATATTATCTTTGTTCAATCCTAACTTATTCAATAAGTATTCACGACCACCATTTTCATATACATACATCTCTGGTATGGTAATTGTTTTAATCTTCTTCATGATATCAGCATCAGCACATGCTTCCATTACCGCAGCACCTAACGAACCTGATGGTGTTTGTTCATCAATAATAATCACACCTTTAGATGCTTTAATTACATTCAACAAAGTTTTTGGAAATGGTTTAGATTGAATTAAATCAACACCAAATATTTTACCATGTGCTTCGTTGTGTGCTTGTTTAACAATGTGTGCCATCTTACCTGAACCAATTACCACAACTTTATCTTCGGTAACTGTGTTGTCCATTAAACGATAGTCTAAATCGTTTACGAAATTAGTTACTTCCAACTCTGGTTGGACATGACGGTCAAAACGAATGTATGATAACTCTGGTTTGTCTAACAGTTTCTTTGCCAATCGTCTTGCGGTGCCAGCATCTGCGGTAGTGTAGATGTTGCAGTTGATAATAGAACGCAGACACGCAAAGTCTTCGGTAATGTAGTGAGTTGGACCAGCATCAGCATAACCAATACCGATACCCACTGACATGATACAGATAGGCAGGTTCATCATACTCGGACCAGTTTTAATTTGCTCAATAGCACGAAGTGAAATAAATGGTGCCATCGCATAGCAAAATACTTTTTTACCTTGTAGTGCCAAACCAGTGCCGATATCAATCATTGCTTGTTCAGAAATACCACAGTGAATAAAGTTCTCTGGATACTTCTCACGCAGCACATCTAATGCTGCTGCACCAAAGTCAGCAGAAAGAAAATAAATATCTTTATCTGTTTCTAACTTCTTAGTTATTTCTTCAATAAAAGCATCACGCTGTAGCATCATTAATCTCCTTACGGCACTGTTCAATTTGTTCGGGTGTAATCGCCTGCATGTAATGCCACTCAGGTTTGTTCTCCATTAATGAGAACCCTTTACCTTTGACTGTATTACATAAAATAATTTTTGGTTGATATGCTTTTACATCTAAAGCAGAAACAATTGAATCTGGTTCGTGTCCATTGACTGAGTATAAATCAAATGGGAATCCTGTCAACTTCTCACGAATGTTATTGAGCATCAGGCAATCATCTGTTGTGCCAAGAATAATAAGGTTGTTGATGTCAATGAAGATAGTCATGTTTTTGATTTGACGGTGGGCAACAAACAACAATGCTTCCCATGTTGAACCTTCATACAATTCACCTTCCGAGATGACTGTGTAGATGTGCTGATCTGGATTTGCAATTGCCATACCCGCACCAACACCAATACCATGTCCTAACGAACCTGATGTCATATCAATACCAGGAATTGAGATGTTACCGAAGACACGCAGACACGATGGTAATCCTTTACCCCAATTGTCCCAATCTTCTTTTGGTAGAACACCAAAGTGTTTGAGTATAGGATACAGAGCTACAGTAGCATGTCCTTTACTAATTAATACTTTGTTGTTAAATCTGTTTTTACTTTCATTGTAGTCCATGTAACCACCATGAAACAACGTAGTTACAATATCGAGCATTGAGAATGTAGAACCTGGATGTCCTTGTCCCACTTCCACAAACTTCTCAAACAATTCTTTGCGGTATTCATTACCAATTCTTTTCAAGTCCATTATCAATCTCCAAGTAACTTGCGTTTCAATTTAATCTGTGACATCTCTTCAAGGTTCTGTCGTGAGTCTGCACCAAACTTTGTTTCTACTAAATCCAAGAACGGTTTGTGTGAGAAGTATTTGTTCCATGCTTCATCACGAAACTTGAGAACTTCTGGACCAGTTAAAGTCTTGGTGCGTAGTGGTCGGCAATCGTATGAGAGGAAAGCATACTCTTCAAATGTTTGTGGTAGTTCCCAATTGTTTGCCGTAGCATCACGATGTAACGCAGAACCTGGCAGAGCCATTGCAGCATAGAAGTTTGCATGTTCACAGTTCAACTCAAGAGCAAGGTCTAAAGTCTCTTGCATAGTTTCATATGTATCTTCGGGGAATCCAAACATATAGTTACCGAGAATATTAATGCCAGCATCTTTGATATCTTTTACAATCTCATAGATGTCTACATCTTGGAACTTACCTTTCTCAATCTCCAAACGAACATTACGATTACCTGCTTCAATACCAAGACACAACCAGTTGACACCTGCCTTCTTAAACAACTCCAGTTGGTCTTTGCGAACTGAATCGACACGTGCGTATGCCCAAATATTAAACTTGATGCTACGTTCAACTAGACCTTGTAGAATAGGCACATAGTATTTTTTGTTTAAGAAGAACATCTCATCAGTAAGACGAAGTGTTCGTACACCAGAGTCCCAAAGATACTCTAACTCTTTGAGCATCAAATCGGGTGACCAGAAACGCATACCTTTAGAGTCAGAAGCAACAGCAGGATCATGTGATGTGCGGTTTACAATATTAATCATACAGAAACTACAACCAAATGAGCAACCTAATGATGTGTAGATAGCAGCAAATGGTGAACGTCCTTCATCTTTAAAATAGTTGTGCCAGTAATGAGCACGATACTTGTCGAGCATCTTACCATTGGTTGGTAGTAAATCCCATGCGTAACCTGGCATTATTCTATCCATGTCGGCAGTTTGCACAAGTTTACCAGCAGCACCTCTTGCGGGTAGTCCATGTTTCTTATATACTAAACTAGATACCTTATCCAATTCATCTTCCAGATTTGTTTTGAGTAAGTCTAACAAACCATAGACACCTTCATTGATGAATACAAAATCAACAAATGGTGAACTGATTGTTTCATAGGGCATGGCAGATGCGTGTGAACCAATGAACACAATTTTGATATCGGGGTGTGATTCTTTGAGTTGTTTGGCTAGAGCAGTAGCACCAATCATCATCGTGGTGCCAGAGTTTGGATTCTGTCCGTATAGAACGAACACTGCTAACCTAGATTTGGTCGCAGCAATTTTATCTGATGCAGTTACATCATCACACGGTTCAGCATCAAAGTCTAGGATACATGGATCATAACCCTCAACACGGATTGCATTAGCCAATAACAATGCCCATGTTGGGGGTTCGATTGCTGCGTATTTGTTTGCTAATCCTTGATATGCTTTGGCAGCACTGCTCGGAATAACAAAGGTTACTGTTTCACCTACCATAATAAATCACCTCTTTAATGTAATTGTTTGTTTCTCATTTCTTTTATTTCATTTATAATTTCTTCTGCAATCTGTTGTTCTTCTTTTTCTTCTTTTTCCATGTTTGCTAATCGTTGTTCCAGAATCTCTTCCGAGTTTAGCATCTCTTCAATAGTTTTATCAACTAAGTTTTCATAATATTCTTTCATTGATTCTTTGGGTTCAACAATAGTAATAATATCTGTAGTATAAATGATTGCTGAATCTTCTTTGATTAGTTCTACTGGTAACCACGGCATCATCATTAGAACAGTTTGACCTGTAGGCAACCGTCTAAAGACTAAACGCATTGGATTATTTAGAACCACTGTTTCATTCTGTTCTTCTTTCTCAATCATAGACGCCATGATGTCTTCGCCTGTTTGCATTCTTATGATTTTTACGTTATCCATTTTTTACCTCTATGTTGTAGAATTTATATTTGAACTTCTCCTCATCGTATATCTTGACACGTTCTTCAAAATGCTTTAGTGTGAAGTTGACATGTTTGCCTATACGGAAATCATCTACAATATCAAATAAAACTGCTTCCTTTTTGTTGTCACCAAGTCGAAGACCACGACCTATTGATTGCAAATTGCGAATACGAGATTTACTTGGTGATGCAAAAACTACGTTGTGTAAATTGCGAATGTTAATGCCAGTTGAAAAAGTTCCATAGGAAGCAACAATAATAGCATTATTTTCTTTTTCGGTTAGTTCACGAACTTGTTCTCGGACTTGAACATCCGTTCCACCATATACAAAAAATACTTTTCTATCTTTGGCAGACTCGTTTATAATCTTATGTAACTCTTTGCCATGTCTCTCAACCAACTGAAACAAAACTAAAGTATTACCTTCTAACGATATAACTAAGTTACGTATGAATTCATTTCTTTGCTTGCTCTTTACTATATATTCTATCTCATTTAGATAGTCCCAACCACGTGATGCCTTACAGACTTCCTCCGAATACTTGAGTATCAAACACTTGATTCTAAACTTTGCCAGTTGTTTGTTCTCAATCAGTTCGGCAGTTGTTACTGACTTGAATATCGGTCCAAACAATCCCTCCAGAACCAATCTGTGGGTCTGTGTGCCATCAATCGTTCCTGTGCATCCAATCCTATAGGATGCTTTATCAAGTCCTGTCATAATCGTTGTGAGTGACTTGGCTTTGAATTGATGTGCCTCATCCCCTAGAACAAAATCAAACTGCTCGAAATATTCTTTAGGGTTCTTATAGATGGATTGCCATGTGGTAATCGTTAGGAACTTATCGGTTTCTTTATCCTTACCTGAATACTGTCGATGACAATACTTCCCCGAATCATATCCATATGTTTCAAAATCTTTATACATCTGTTCCACCAACGATGTGGTAGGAACAATCAACAAACCTTTTTTGTATTCTTGCTGTATATACCGAAGTATAATGTATTGTATTAACGACTTGCCTGATGCGGTAGGTGAAAGCAGTAGCATTCGTTTGGTTCGTATTGCTTGAATGAATGCTTTGAGTTGATAGTCACGAACCTCATGCGGTAACTTCAATGTATCAATAAACTCCTTTGCTTCTACGGCAGAAAAGTTTACGGTAGAAATGATTTCATTATCTACTTCTAACTTGTAACTTCTTTCTTCACAGAACTTTTTTACGTATGGAACAAGACCATGATAGAGAGTGAAGGTTCGTAGGTCAGCAAGTCGTATCTTACCATCCCACAAACGGTTTTTATATGCTGGCATAAACTGATAACCAGGAACAAAAAAAGTAAAGTAGTCGGCAAGTTCTTGTGCGACACCTTTGTCACATTCAAACTTTATGAATGCTTCATTTTCTTTGTGGAGTATTAAATCAGACACCTTGAATAAATCTTTCCCATTGTATAAAGTCTCTCAATTGATAGGTTCTGGAGTTGAGTTCTTTGATTATGCTAGTGCAGACATCCACTATCTCATCGTGTATTGCTTTCTGAGCAGCACACCTATTCATATCTTCATCTGCTTCTAAGTATGTAGTGAGGTCAGATTTGAGGGTATATGGGAAGGGTATCCAACCATACTTCTTCAAGTCATCATCATCAAGTTTACCAGTGTAGTATTCCCATTTGAGTTTACGCATCTTCTGGTATTTGAATTCTGCTTCTTTGGATAGCAGTCGGTGATTTGAAAGTATGTTCAAATACTTTGAATGAAGTTTTGGGATGTCAAGCAATGCTTTACCTGGCTCGGTACGATCAATGTTACAATCGGACACCCACATCTTCAGTAGTTCATCTAGTTTAGTCATCATTATAAATCTCCCTAATCAAGAGATTATATCACATGTTTATTTATTTGTCAAACTTTTTCTACATCAAAATATGTAAATCTAAATGTAGCATCGGCAGTTATGATAGAATCAGGTGTATCCGTAGTGCTCAATGTAAACCCCGAAAGAGAAACAGGGAATGCATCTTTGTAAGATATACGATATATTGGATTGTTTGCTGAAGATAATAGAGTAACTGTCGCATCAGAAAACTGTGGGGTTCTACTATTATTATACGTTGTAAATTGATTTAACTTTCCCAACTTTTGATACTCTTCAAACTCCGTTGGGAATGTCAAAGCACGAAGCCAATCATGTATTTCCAACCATGCCAACATACCTTCATCCACCATAAAGGTAACATTCAATTGGTCGTATACTGCTTTTTCACCAGGTGAATACAGTTCAACAAACGGATTGGTTATCGCAATCTCGGATGTTGCTATGCCAGGTAATGTAATAGTCTGGCAAAAATATTGTAGATTTGGCGTTCGAGCAAAGTTTAACTGAAACTTGTTCGGTGCTAAAAAGTTTGGATTGATTGGGTTTCTATTGAGTGCTGTCATATGTGTATTTATAATACAAAAAAAAGAGACACCCGAAGGTGTCTCTCTAAACCCACTCTTAGTGGTGGTTTTTTATTACATCAAGTTAGTGATGCGGAATGCACGGTAATAGTTATTCAACTGTGTATTCAAACCGCCAAGACCTTGAACTGTACCTTCAGCAAAAGGATTAGCAACTAGACCGTAACGAGTCTTGAAACCAATCTTAGGTTGGAAAGTGCCAGTATCAACAGCACGAACCATTTGCAGAGGAACGTATGGGCAGTAGAAGATACCTGCGTCATAAGCATTAGTACCTTTATATCCGATAACAGCAAACTCGGATGTAGCACCTGCTTGGAAATATGGATCAATGTACACTTTGATACGACCGAAGATAGTACCAGCAAAAGTATTGCCAGTGTCATCAACTGTCAACGATACTTGACCAGCCAGAGCCGATTGATAATCCAGAATGCCAGCCATTGCTAGAGCAGATGCAACGTCTGAAGAACAGATCATCACATTGCCTTTACCACGACGAGTCAGTTTTGCAATTTGATTAGCTTCACGCTCAAATTGGAATGCCAAACCTTTGATTTTTTCAACCATCCAACGACCGTTTGAGTCGGTGTCAAGGTTAAATGCGCCTTTAGTGGTTGTACCAGCTTGGCAACCAGGTTTAGCTACTTTGTAGATTGTACGGATAACTTCACGGTTGATCTCAGCAAGAATTTCAGAAGACAAAATGTTTGCTAATTCAGTTTCAGCATCCAGACCATGAACTGCTTTCAAGTCTTGTGCCAATTCCATTGAGTATTCTGCTTTCAACGCACGAGTTTGTGCGGTAACAGTAACTTTTTCAATCGAGAATGCCATTTCTTGGAATGTGTTACCAGCTTGACCGTCACCCAAGGCTTCAGCAGTACCAGTATTCATTGCGACAGTAGGAGCAGCGTTACCTGTAAACAGATAGTCGGTGGTGTTACCAGAAACAACCATTGAACCATCAATGATGACACCCTTAGTACCAGAGTGTGCAGTGTTTGCTTCGTTGTAGAATGCTTCAGTACCACCTTGATTTGCGAAACGAGTACGCATTGCGAAAATCAAACCAGTAGGACCAGTCATTGGCTGAACGCCGCAGATGTCATACGCAATCAGATTAGGCAACGAACGACGAACCAAACTGATTAAGATTGGATCAAAACCAGCTACAGGACCTCCGGCGGCGTTACCACCAGAAAAACCTGTAGATCCCATAGAGTTGGTTGGACCAGCTTCTGTCAGCATACCTGATGCTTTTTGCATTTCAACTGCTTGATTCTCAAGAATAACAGCAGTTACAGCTTTACGGTATGGGTCTTTAATTGAGGGCAGGTCTGGATGTTCCAGTACACCTTCCCACTTTGATTGTAAACTTTCGGATAGATACATTTGTTTCTCCTATTTTTGTTGTAATTAAATTCTTGTTTTGGAAATTGCATTAGAAACTGCTGCAACGAACGGGTCGTGTATAGCAACTTTCTTATCATCATCTTCCATGACTTCATTGAAGTGAGTAATTGCAGACTTCTTAACACCTGATGGGAAATAGTTCTCACGCAATGTTTCAAGTTTCTCTGTGTATTCTTCCTCTGTGGAGAACTCTACACTCTCTGCGAGTGTTCTGATTTTTTCAACTTGAGTTGCGGTCAAACCTTCACACACTTCACGTGTCAGTTCTGACTTAACGGCTTCAACGAGTGCTTTCTTATACTCGATGTTTGTTTCAATTTCTTCGTTGAGTTGTGTTTCCAGTTCTTCAACTTTGGAAGCCAACTCATCGATTAGATCGACTTTTTCTTCTGGAACATTGATATAGTTCTCAGCGAATAGGTTACGTAGACCACCGATAAAGTCTTCAGTGATTTCTGAACGCAGACCAGACTCGATAGCGATTTCGTTATCGTTCATCCATTGGTCTACAACGTAGTTCAGATAGTCATCAACTTTTTCTGTGAGGTCAGACTTGATAGCATCAATTGCTTCTTCAAGCATACCAGCATACTCTGATTCAATTTGCTCTTCAATTTGTGCAACACGGTCAAATACACGTGCTTCAAAAATGGTTGCTGCTTTGATTTTGAAGTCTTCCGAAATAGTAGTATCTTCAGCAAACAGTGCTTGAATATCATCGTGCATTTGTGCTCGCAATTCATCAATCAATGAATACTCTTCTTGGTCATACTGTTCGTAATCTTCTTCTTTCAACGATGACTTCAATCCCTTTTGTGCAGTCTTGGTAAGTTTTCCTGCTTTAGTTACCATGTTAGGATTAGTTGATCTATTTGCACGATATTTCATTGAATCTGAATCACCATAAGTATGTCCTAGTCGATTTGCACCTTTGCTATCGGCAGCACCTTGAACGGCAGCAGCAGATTTAGCATCCTTAGTTTTCTTTGCATGGTCTGCAAACTTTTGTGGGTCATGTGATTTACCATATGCATAATCCGAATCTGGATCAGCCGCAGAACGAGCGGCAGAGGCTAAAGTTTTTGTTGAGATTTCATCAAGTTGTTCTTGATCTTCATCATCTTCAAATTCTTCATCTTCTTCACGCATGGCATTTTTACCAACGTGATTCTGTGTATCCGAAGATGCATCAGATGGTTTTGTAGTAGGTGCAGTAGCACTTCTTGCTGCTCTAGTCGTGTTGAGTTTAGCAGAGTTGTCATCAGGTTTATAGTTCTCTGGTGTTGGTCCGCCAACATCAACGTAATTTGCACCGTCTAGTTTTTGTGAAGGCATACCAGACGCTCTGCTCTTGCTGCCTGACAGAATTTCGGCTGCTGCTTCCATTAATTTGTTTGTTGCCATTGGGATATCTCCTTATGTTTTCTTATTTATAAATTTTAAAGTTTTGATAGATAATTTTGGAATAATTTTAAAGCAACTTCTTCTATCTGTTTGGAAGATGCTTGTTTAATCTGTGATTTAGCATAGTCAAAGTCTCGTTCTACGAAATGTCCTTCAACCATCACCCATTCTTTATTTTCCATAATGCCATTTACAAAAGCACCAGGAGCAGATGGATCTGCAACAATGTCAGCCGCAGTTGCTAATCTTAAATCATCTTGAACGAGGTTATATCCTTCACGTGTCTGTATAACAGAACCCAAAGCACGTGAGGAAACACCAATCGAAACATCGTTCTCTAAAAAGTTTTTAACTATTTGTCCATAAGGAGTTTCAAGTATTAATGCTTTACCATAAAAAGTATTGCCATCTTCAACTAAAGAAACAATTTTATGTGACACACGTTCCAGATTTAATGATGGTGTATCAGGATGACCAAGTTCTCCAAGAGCACGATTGGTTTTGATATACTCATCATTGTAACGTGTAACTTCATTACGCAATGTATCCATCTTATACATGCGATTGTTTTTATTTACTTTATCTCCGACCAAAAATGTGCCTTCAATATACAAATTCTTTTTGCCAGTGGCTTCGTTTATCACTGAAAGGTGCTTAACATTCTCTACGGTTTCTCGTATAAGTTTCATTAGATTGTTTCTCCTGTATATGGATCAACATTATATCTTGCTTCTTTACTTACTTCCATAAACAATGTTCCACCTGTTGTGATAGTAACATTAGCATTTGCCCATGTTCTATTGGCATTAATTGAATAACCCCATTCATCAAGACGAGCTTCACCTGTATTATGAAGGGATGCGATATTAGCACTGTTTCGATGAATTTGAATGGTGCCATTCGTAGACCAATTCAATCGTTTAATTTCAAAAGCAGTAATACTTTCCGTATTAGGACTTGCTCGTAAATCATTGTTTGAGAAAGCATAAGTGCCGATACCTTCAACTCGAATAATTGAAGTGCCTCGTAGTGTGTTGTTAAATTCAATGGCCATTTTATCTTAGTCCTATAGATTTTCTACGCATCATTGACATTCTTCTTTTAAATAATGTGCGTCTAAGTTTTGCTTTTCTTGTTGTTTTCCAAGAACGTTTTAGCATTCTTGCTTTGTGTAACCTAACATTTGCTGGTATTCGTTTAACTGTCTTACCAGATATCTTATAACCTTTAAGAGCAGACCTTTGTACATTACGTTGTAGAACAATTCTACCTTGTTTGTTTCTACGAATGCGGCGTCTAATTTTTTGTATGCGCCCCATCTTAACAATATTTGGATTGCGTCTTTTTTTTGCTTCATCCAAAAACTCTTCCGACATATCTTCAGCAACATATCGTTTTGCCTCTTGCAATCGTTTGGCAATTATCTCTTCTAAACGAGCAAGTATAAGTTCCTTTGCTTCAGATAATTTATTATTAATTATACTGTTGACAAAACTCATATACTTTTCCAAAACTTTCTATAGATTCAACTAATTTTTCTAAAAACTTATTCTTGTTATCGTCACTAAGACTATCATAAGTTTCTGATATTAGTTGAGTCATCTCGTCTGTCAACTCAACAGCATTACCATCTTCCAAATGCATCACGTTTGCTTCTGCTTGAATTGGATTCTTATCAATCCTTGGTCCGTAAGGAATAGAAAAATGTCTATCCAACTTCTGCGAATAGTATAACGCAATTTGTGTGTCATCTGGATACATACGAATTGCTTTTCTTCTTAATAACAATACTGGAGGAGGTTCTTTACTTAAACTAACCGACTCTTTTACTTCTTTCTTTCCTTCAGTATCTTTATCTTGGTTTTTATATACGTCTTCTACATCAACCAAGTCTGAAAACTTTAATCGTGCTCGTCTAACTTTGCGACCACTAGGACTAAGTTTATAGTCCGATGTATACTGAACCGTTTCTCTTCTTTCGTGTATTGCTTTTCGTGCTTGTGTATTGATGGTCTTATTATGTGAAAGCAAGTCCACCATCTTCACAAACATGTTCTGGATAATAGCACGATCTGCTTGAGTGAAGTTTGGTTTCTCTTCACCCATTCTATCCAGTATCTTATGAATGCGATTCATCTGTGCCTTATTGGCCAGACCAGCACGAATCAAAGCATCAAACTTAGAGTAGTCTGCCTTCTTGTCTTCTTCAACAATAAGTTTGAATTCGTCTAGTGCTTTCATTCTTCGGATTCAATTTCCTCTTCTGAGTATTCTTCTTCTTGCTCACCACCAAATAATGTGGATGCAATCTCTTGCTTACGATATTGAAGAGCATCAAATGCCTTAGAAGAAAGCAACTCTTCCAATTCTTCCTTGGCTGTTACATTGTCACCAGCAGCAATACTGTTTATAAAGTTATTAATATTTTCCATAATATCTCCTATTTAGCGTTTTGTTACCGCTTTGTTTAACGATGAATCCAATTGTGGAGTCAACGATTCAGGTGCATCATCAGATTCTTCAGTATTATTCTCTGGAGGATACTGGTTCGGGTCTTCACCTTGTTGTTCCTGACCACCACCCATAGTCGGACCTTGCATAAAGTCAGGTAAGTTTTCTTTCTCGTACATAATCTGTTTTTGCATTTCTTCAATCTCTTCTTCAGTCATCATCAACACTTTCTGTTTGACAAACTGTTGTGAGAAGTAACGACCAATAAATGGATCAAGTGTTGCCACCATTTGAATACGGTTCTGTAACAACTCCGACTCACGCATTTCAGTAAAGTTATTATCTTTAAGGAAGTCATAATAGATGTCATCCTTAAAGTCTTCCCACTCTTCTAATGTGCAGATTCCTTTTAACGATAACTGAACACCTAATGCTTCATCAAATAGATTAGTAAACTTGTTACGTAACTGTTGTATATACTTTGCAAACTTTAATTCATCACGTGTAACTTCTTGTGACCGACCAAGACCAGCAAATCCACCTTCTTGTGGCTCAAGTCGTGAGTATGGAACATTCAACGATTGTAAAAGTTTTTTCTGAAAGTATTTAACATCTTCCAGTTCACCTAAGTTCTGACCTGCTGGCAACGTAGTAATCTCTGTGCCTTTACCACCTTCACAGCGAGGC